GCCAAATTGAAGGACATTATAGCTTTCCAGATACCTTACATCAAACTGACAGCTAAACCCCTCTTAGACCTTGTAGACGGCTTCAAGGTCTCTAAGGCTCTTCCAGACATTCTCAAAGTCGCTGAGGGGCTTGCAGAAGCAACAGAGATTCTGTATACATCGTCGCATGACTATGAGAACGCTGCACTCCATAGCCATTACACCGGTAGAAAACCCGACTTGCAAACATTGTTTAGAGCAGAAAAGAGAGAAGCACATGAAAAGTTCAGCATCAAAGGGTCACGAGCGGCTAAAGTGCTGCCGGGTTTCAGACTGTACAAGATTCTGGGGATTACTGTGGCTTACCACAAAGCCAAAAAGGTGGTCTACCTCTTGGATCACGCTGCACTCGACCAGATCCGACTTCGTTGCCGTTCATGGCACGGGCTGGGAGTGTATGCTGCCAACTTCAGATCGTGCGGCAGAGAAAAGGATGTTGACTGGAGACCTCAGGTTGTCAGCTTGGTCTTAAATGCCATGAAATGGATCGTTTCGGCACTTAACCATATGCAGGCTGAGGGGATTCACCCTGAACAGCTGCCTCGGCACATGAAAATATGTCACAATCGACTAGTGAATGATGCGGGACTAGAACTTGAACCTTTCGATTTTGGCGCGAAGGCGCATGGAGAAGAGCTGCAGGCGGATGCAGACAAAGAACTGCCATCGTTCGAAAGCTGGTATCATTTTCTGAAAAGGCAGGGAGTAAATGATCGGATAATGATAGACTTTGGTTATATGTTTCACCTATTACCTTGCCCAGATTGTCAGCCATTGCTGCTTTACACGTCTGTCTTGGATAGATTGCAATCAGAGAATACACCTAACTGGGACGTGGTCAGAGACTTCTTCAACTATTGTAAAGCAGTAGATATGATGTACCTGTGTCGAAGAACAAAAGGTGAATTCAAATATAAAGCGGAAGAAGGATACGACCCTAAAGAGACGAAGTGGTGGAAGGAGACGTTGAGAGGGAGAATGACAGTGCCGGATAGGAATGAATGGGGAAAGGCTCAGATATTCCACCATTTTCCTTATGTCTACACAATGGACTTTTGGCATCTGGAAGCGGGAGACACCACACATGTGATGGCAGACACGGGCTTGTACGTTGAACCCGAGCGGGTGAAAGAATTAGACCGCCGAGATGCGAATGAAATTCTATACGTG